AAGATTGATTGTTCTGTATCAGCTAAAATTGATGCAACTTTGTCTATAATGGAGATAACGTAAGATGGCTTATATTGGGAAATCACCAGCATCAGCAGTTTTAGGTGCATCAGATATTTCTGATGATATTATTACTACTGCCAAACTTGCTTTTGCTGAATCAACACTTACAGATGGAGCAACTATAAACTGGGATGCTTCTACACAAGATGTTTGTAAAGTAACTCTTGGTGGAAATAGAACAATGGCAGCACCAACAAATAACACAACTGGTCAATTTATATCTATACTTGTGATACAAGATGGCACAGGTTCAAGAACATTGACATGGAATGCAGTTTTTGAATTTAAAGATGATACAGCACCAACATTAACAACAACAGCATCAAAAGGTGATGTTTTTGTATTTAGATATAATGGTTCTAAATGGTTAGAAATGGGTAGAAACACAAACCTAACATTGAGTTAATTATGTACGCATTAGTTAAAGATAATAATATAATTAAACATTTTGCTTATCCTAAAGGATTTGAACATGATGGTAACCTTTATTCAAGTGATGTATTTAATAAATGGACTAATGATGAAAGAAAAGCAATTGGTCTTTACGAAGTAATTATTGACAAAACAAATTACAAAGACCCAGCATATTATAACAACACTAATTCAACTTATTCTTTTGCAGATGATCAAGTTACAGAATCTTGGGGAACTGCAACACCTAAAAGATTAAATGATGAAAACGCAGTAGATAAAGATGGTAATAATATTTTAGATGATAATGGCAACCAAGTAATTAATTATGGTTTAAAAACTGAAAAGAAAAGAATTGTAAAAAAACAAGCATCAGGTTTATTAGCACCTACTGATTGGTATGTAATAAAAGCAACAGAGGTAACAGATTATAATGTTCCAAGTAACATAACAACATTTAGAACAGATGTAAGAACAAAATCAAATGAAATGGAAACACAAATAGATGCTTGTAATACTGTTGATGAATTAAAATCTTTGTATGAATATACAGAACAAGGTGATGGTTCTTTTACAAGACCTTTAGGAGAATTTCCAAAAGAGGTAGTATAATGCCAGTCACTGGAC